TCAACTCCACGCAAACGGCACCACCTGACGCTGCCAGCTCGTATATCCATCCCGTACCGCCTCGATCTCGATCCGCAGGTTTGCAGGTTTGCTGCCGTTGTCAGTGGTCGCCTGTGCCACGGTGTAGGCCTGACTGGTTCCGGTAACGCCTGAATAGGTGCGTATCAGCGTTCCGCCAGTCTGCGCGTTGTAGATGCGCACGGTGTACGTGGTCCCCGTCTCTGGGCCGATGTTGCCCTCGGTCTGCTCGACGATGTAGGCGGTCTGCAAGGTGCGGTCCCGGTGCGACCATGTGATGCTGAGATCGCCTGTCACGCTTGATGGGTACGCCACGCTGTTGATCTTGAGATTGCCTGGCGCGTAGGGCCGGATGAATCGCCGCGACATTTTCACGCTGTCAGCCGGGGCGCTGGCAATCAGCAATATCCCGAGGCCTGTCCGCGTGAGCATTTTGGCGTTGACCGTCTGACCGTTGCTCCACTCTGTTTCATCGACGCCCTTGAAATCGTCTGCAAAATGGATTTTCACGCCGGCGGCGTGTGGGGCTGGGACGGTGTCCAGTGCGCCGCGCTTGCAGACGAATGTGGTGGCGCTCACAGAAACAACCTTGACCAGTTCGCCGTCGATGTGCGCCCACGACCCGGCCTCGACGAAATCAAGATCGACACCGGCCTCGATGGCAAACGTGGTTTCTGTTCTACCGACCGACGCCGACAATGTGGCGACTGGCATGAAAGCGCCGATAACGCGCTCCGCATACGTGCCGCCTGTCCCGGTATAGAGCAGGAAATTGTAGGCGTCTGCGCTCGGGCGCGATCCAGCACAGAGAAGCATTCCGGAGTTCTGGTCTACATTGTCTGTCAGGATCGTCTGATCCATGAAAATTTCGCGCGCCACAACCCAATATGGTGCTTCAATGGCCAGCCGCTCCGGGCACGCTGCCGGCACTGACAACGGGTTGACCCATCCAGTTGCCTGCGGCGTGCCGATGACCGTATCTGCGACGGCGAACACGTCCTGAACCGCGTTAATCGTGATGCGCCCATCAGTGAGCGTGCCGTAGTCAATATCTGCGACGCGCATCACCATGTCATCGATGCCGAGCGGAGGGTATTGAAGGCGGAACACATCGCCGAGGTTCAACGACCACGCATCGCGGTTGCACAGGATTTCAGCGCGCGCAAGCGGGGTGGCGAGTGTGCGCAGTTCGCGCAGCGCGATCTTACTGGCGAGGTTTCCGTCAGGAATGCCGCGCAGTTCGCGCACAACGGGAACCGATGCGCCGCCCTGCATGCTGAGAATGGCTATGTCCTGTACCGAAACCGATCCAGCTTCGCCGGTAGCCTGATCTTCGTATTTCACCTGTACTTCGCTTGTCAATTCCCCCGGAAGTGGTTGGCTGAAACGATCGATGCGCAGGATGCTTGAAGCATCCAGAATCGGCAGTGAAGCGATCACGTAATCGTCACGCGACAGCTTGAGCGTGAGTTTCCCTGTTGATGGTTTGTGGTACAGGCTCCCGTTGATATGTTCGCGGATGTAGTCGATGAAATCATCTGCACTCTGTTCGCCTTCCAAGAAGATCGACAGCCCGAGCCCCTCAGAATACAGCGTATCCGCGGCAGCCCTGAAACTATCCGTGTCGATATCCGATGCAGGGAGTCCGATGCCGAATTCGTGGCTTGTAAGCACTTCATAGATGATGTGCGCAGGGTTCATTGAATCGCCGATGGCCGCCTTGGCAGGATAGAACCCGCCAGGGATACGACTAATGTACGCGCTCCACGGCTTGATGTACGGATTGAGCGCCGACACCAGCGGACTGCGTAGCACCAGCGCGAACAGGCCGCGAAACGCTGGTAGTGGAATGCCTGTGCACTTCGCGGCGAGGTAGCTGTTCGCGCCTTGTGAAAGCCCGCCGAACTCAACGTCTACCGCCCCGACGATCCCGCCCTCTTTCTTGTCTCCACCGAACAGGTTGGGCTCATTGATGTTGATCTGGGTATTGCTGGTTACGTTTCCTGTCCACGCATCCTTGTCGCCTACCTTGATCTTCTTCAGCGCTGTCACTGGCGCAGATGACGGGCTCAGGCAATATGCCTGGTGCATCCCGACGTAGTACCTGTAGCCGATGATTACTTTTTTAGCGCCCACGGCTCCGCCTCACGAATTCGACAACCTTCAGCGCCATTGCATCGTCCAGCTTTTCCAGCACCTCGATTTCTATGCCATCTGCGAGAAAAGCAGACCAATCAAGCCCCATGCGCGCAGCCCAACGGCGAACACCAGCAGCGCAGAAGCGCGGATCCATCGCGTCGAGATCGTCGCGGTAGACCTTCATCACTTACCGCCAGACTTGATTGGTGACGTTCGAACATCGCCCCACCACAGGATGTGAGGCGATTTGATCCAGCGCGATCCGAACAGCACTCCCACCTTCCGGCCTTCGTCGACCGTTGGGATTTCCACCTTTCCGGGATCTGGTTTTTTCGGCTTCGGTTGCAGCAGGTAGCTGATAACCGTGCTTACTATCCATAGCAGAAGTTGAGCTGGCATGGCTTAAATCGCGCTGTCGCCGGTGAACGGGTTTTTGATCGGGAACCACGGCGCGCCGCCGTAGTTGAGGATGTTGCCGAACTTGTCGTTGCATGTATTCGGGTTGTGGTCGCACCCTGGGTATACCACGAACCCGGCGTTCTGCGGCAACCCTGGAACAGCAGCGGTGAGCGTGAGCGTATCACTAACATGCTTGATGATATAACGAGGAATCCCTTCGAGCAGGATTTTTCCGCCAACCCACCATCCGTTCGCCTTGCTTGCGAAAATACCAGATGTGACAGTAGCTCCGGTATGGCTTACCAGAGTTCCGCTTGTCGCCCACGCGCCGTCGGAGATGTTGCACCCTGTACCATACAGCGCGTGCGGGCACTGGCGCTGCGCCGGACGCTTCAGCCCAAGCCGTTTAAGCGAGGTCGCCATCGGAACACAGTCTATCGTCGCCTCGCTGCCAGAAAAGCGTACTCCATCTACCCGTCCTTTCCACCACACGACGGCATCGGAATCGCCACGATGCAGCCTGTATATGGTCAACTGCACTACACCTACAAGTGGCGACGCGATACAGTCCGCGACGAACGGAAGGTCGCGCGTCGCTTTGATTTCAAACCCGGTCTTGTTGAGCTCCTGTGTTTGCTTGAAAGCGTCGCGCTGTAGAGGATATGGCTCATAAGTCTCGGAGATACTCACCACGGCCACGTCGGCGCTTGTATACAGCCATTTCCGCGTGCCTTCCGTGAAGCGGTAAAGCTCAATAGGCTGGCCGGCGTGGTCGGACGTTTCGGTATTGTTGTAGCTCATGCCGGAAGACTCCTGAGCATGGTAGAACACTCGGCGATCTGAGTGCTGTGCCACTCGATTTCAACATCGTCCGAATCCAGGCGTGACAGTTGCAGGAATCGCACGCTTCGCATATCTGATACCTGCAACAGCACACCGAGCGCGCTGTCGATGGCGAGCGTTTCAGTTTCGCTGTCCACTTCGCTACTTCCGGTAATGGTGCGGTAATACCGAGCACCAGCTACGGTTTCGATGACAAGATGGCGTCTGTCGATGCGGCAATCGATGAATCTTGAGTATCCGATATTGCGGATGGTGATCGATGAATCAGAAGCCCCGATTGGCGCGACGATTTCCATATCATCACCCTGAGTCGCCGACCAGAACGGCACCAGCCTGCCGGATCTGGCATGCAGCCATGCGCGCAGCGCAACAACCTCAGAGCGCGTCCCAATCGTCCAGTGCCACGATTTCAATAGTGAGGCAAGGCCTGATAGATCGTCAACCCACGGAGTGCCGGTGTCGTAATCGATAATTTCAAGCGTGCGAAGCGCCTCAACATCTACCGGCTCGGCCCAATTCGTCCGACCTGCGTAGACACGGTATCCTAAGAATGTGTCGCCACTGTCTGCCGCAGCGACTCCAGGATGGTCGATGAAATCGAAGGACAGAGTTCCAGTGAGGTGATGCCCGGTTTCGCGTCTGAACTTCTGCCGATCTGGCATACGGCCAAGGCGCACAGGATAGATGCGTGTTCCGGCAGGCCAGTCTTTCAGCGTGGCGGCGGCGAGGTTTAAAACACCCGAGCCAACAGAGGCGATTCCCAGCGCTTCGTAATCGTGCGGCCCCGCCCACAGTAGCAGAAGTCCCGCGGATGAGAACTCATACCCTGTCGTCGCGCACGAAATCGACAGACTGCCGGAAGGAAGAGTGGATGCAAGCGTCTGCGGATCGGTCCATACCGGCACAGCCCACAGCCTAGACTGCCAGCCGAGCAGCATGGTTTCAAGTCGGATGCTTTCCGTCCTGTCGCGCGTCGTGATCGCGTACTCAATCGACCTCCTTGGAACTCCGCGCAGTCCTACACGCTGTTCTGTACCGGCAAGTGACGGAAGAACATCGGTCAACCATGCGAGTCGCTCGCGCACAGGCTCTGACCAGTCCGGGGCATAGCCGAACACCACAACACGCCTGCCGGTAACGTCGAGCGTCGGAGATTCCAGCGCGAAAACGAACGTGTATTCCGCATTGATCGTCGCCGGCCCTTCCGTGTCAACGGTAACAGCAAATGCTCGTTCTTCCAGCGGCGCGAACGTTGTAGGCGCGACGATGCCGGATTCAGTAAGGCCTGTTGTGCCTGATTCATCAATAGACGAAAGCGCCTGTGGCGTGAGGTACGCATTCCATACCGCCGCATATCTGGTCTGCACGGAAAGCAGATTACCAATGTCGAACACACGCGGTACGACGTGAATGCGGTTGTAGTAATCGTCGAAATAGCTTGTTGCGATGCTTCCAGACCGCACCAGAGGCGTAGTCGAGACTGGCCAGTGCGTGATGAGCGGATTTACGCCTGGGCTCGGTGTAGCCGCCCACGATGCGAGATCATCGATCCACGCTACAGAGTAGTCGTCCAGGTCATCCGATATATATCCGAGATCGGCATACCCGTAATAGGGTAACTCTGTGAAGAATCCAGCCTTGACCGCCACTTACGGACCCTCGTACTTGATCGCCCACCCGAGAGTTCCAGTGTGTTCGTAATTGTTGGGCGCTCCACCAGGTCCGTCGCGGTACGTTGTGTTCTTGATGTACCACGGAAAAACTTTCCACTTGTCCGAACCGATTGTGAGAATATCGCCGGGAGTGAAATTGTCTATTCGCACGTGTCTGGCGTTTGCCAAATCCGCAACCATGCTCGCCTTGTAATCAGGCCGCTCTTTCCATGCTCTAATTGGCAAGAGCACGGCCTCACTGTTCCATGCATTCGGCTGAGTAGAAATCAGCGGAACAAGGCTTCTGATACCGATCGGAGAATAGTTTGTCGCTCCGCCCCACATCCACCCGTGTCCGTCAAATCCGTGGTTTACCCAACAATTTCGCGCGGCCTGGTAGGTGCCAAAAGAAAGCCAAAAAAGCGCCGAGCACACAGAACTTACTGACGACGATCCTCCGGTTGTAGGCGAAATCATCTGCACCGTAGGGAGCAACGACACAATTCCACCAGCGTAAGTAGAGCCTGCACTAGCGCCACACCACCCGCCTTGACCTGGTAGGCCTTGAACTGCGCTCTTTCCGAACGCCATCCATTGATACGAAGCTACGCCGTAATTCACAACAAGATATAGCTCCTGCGCGAATCCGAAAACTTCATACGTGCACGGGAACGAAATATTTCTTTCGCCGTAAGTCGGATGATAGTAAATAAGCCCGATATTTACCGTTTCAGGCGCAGGATTGGCAACGGCGTTGCTCTCACAGCCTAGGCACGTAATGTTCGTGGCCGTCTCTTTGACCTGGAAATACACGCCAGACTTAGACAGCACATCACCAGTGAGCGTCCACCCGTCAGCTTGTGCGTGAGTGAGCAGCGCTGTGCGTAGTGCCGTAATAGATGCAGCTGATCCAGAATAGTAAGCCATCAGGTATCGAGCCTCAGTGCGTAATAATCAGCGTGCCCGGTACGCGCGACGCTCTGCATCACCACGTAATCAACTCCACCTATGGTGAGCGTGTTTTCAACGGCGTTGTCGAATCCGCTGATATGAAATACACCGTCGAGCTGGCCGTAGAGGTTGGCGCTGTTGTCGTGCAGTTCGACCGGCAGCAATGGGTATTTTCCGCCAGTATCGCGTGCCTGTAGCTGCAAACTACCTGGCGTGGACTTGCTTGTCAGAAACGCATTCCCGAACGGATAGCAGTACGCATTAAGCCACCCAGCCGGGGTGCGCATCTGACCGCGTGCACTGTTACCGCGCAGATAGAAATCGTGCGTCGATTCAGAAAACCGCGTGGCCTCAGCTCCGACCAGTGAGCCACCAGCAAAAACCGGATATGGGTACTGACCGGGGCGCGAGTACGGGAAGAACTTTCCGAGGTAGAGCGGTTCGTAAACAGGCGTTCCGACTTTCATCCCAATTGCGATTTTCTGCCCGTTCATACCGAGCCAATAGTCGATTCGGTTGTTGTGTGCACAACATCCCACCAGCGCCGCGCCGGGCTGTGTGTCGAACGTGTTTCCAGGAACATATCCTGTGAATACCCCACCTAGCAGGTTGTAATAATCCGCGCTGATTTTGTGATACGTTCGCAGCCCGATGAAGATTTCCTCAGTACCAGTCAGGCCCCTGGCCTTCATGATCAATTCGTGTCCGCTCGCTTCCGCATCTACCGTTGTATACCGCAGGATTTCGTAGGCAATCCCGGCAGCAGAAGCAGCACCACGTGTCACGGGGATGATGAACGTGTCGCCAGACGAAAACGGCGTACCGCCAGCATTCAACAGAAACTTGAGCCGCGCGATGCTGTACGGCGTTCCTACCGTTGCGTTGGTCTGCGCGCCGGAGACGCTGCCGCTCACGGTGAAATTCGTCGCACTGGTTGCTGTCAGCGTCCACGTCTCTGTAACGCTCGATGGGCTGGCCTCGATGCCGGTGAGCGTGCCTGTTCCGGTGCGGGTTCCGCCGATCGTACCGACTACCCCGTAACCGCCGCAGAAATCACGCACAGCCCGGATGAAATTGTAATGCGCGAGATTGTATGGCCTAGCATCGGTAGGCGTGCTATCTACGTACCCGCCGTTCACGTTCGGCATGTCAGGCCCCCACAGCGCCAGGATTGCGCTGGATGATGTTGAGGATTGCGCGCTCGCCGCCGCGGGTGCGCAGGTATTCGCTCATGGCACCGTCGAGGTCGAACATGTTGATTACCTTCGTTGTTGAATTCACCGTCGGCGCGGCGCCGGCCGGCAGGTTGACAGCGCCGCCGTCGGCGTAGCCCCAGCGCGGCATGCGCGGAATCGCCGCTCCGCTCGCCATACGGTGCATGTTGTCGAGCGCGGCGATGCCGAGCCGGCGCACAGATGCAGCGCTGAACACGTATTCCCCGGCATGCACCACCCCGGCAGGCTGGTACTTGCTGCCAGGGCCTGTGTAGCCTCCATCGGCAAACCCGAACAACCCGCCGATGTCTGAGAAGATCGACGACAAGCCGCTGAAGAGCCCGCCGAACATCCCGCCTGATCCCTCGCCGCCACCAAGCGCACCTGCGAGTCCGCCTGCTTTATTCACGTCCCGCACGAACAATGCTGTCGACTCTGTTGCCCCATCACGCTTGCCGCCGCCGAAACCAAACATCCCGGCGAGATTCAGCACGCCCCCCTTCCCGCCAAACATGCCCAGGAAGGATTCAGTTAGACTGCCAGCGATGGCGTTCGACAGCGCGCTGCGGATCATGGTGACAATGCCTTGCAGTGCCCCGCGAATGCCGCCTTCGCCCGTCGCCACCGCATTCAGGCCGTCGGCGAAGGCGCGCTGCACACCCTGTTGCACCGATTCGTACAGCGAATCCTGCTGTTTCTTCAGCGCCTCGTCCGCTTCGCGCCTGGCGTTGCCTTCGCGAATTTGCCCTTGCAGCTCCAGCAGGCGGTTGATGTCGGTGATGCCGAGCTTTTCGGCTTCCAGCAGCAAGAGCGCGGTCTCGCGCGCGTCGTTGTTCATATCGGCGAGGAATGCCTGCTGTTCCAGGCCATCAGTGAAGCCCCTCTGCGCGGTCTTGAGTTCGGTTTCCTTGAGGATGCGCGCGTCCTCGGCCGACATGGCTTCGTCGAACGCATCTTTTTCAGCATCAGCGCGGGCGCGGATCGCGTCTTCTTCTTCCTTGCGCGCCTTGGCGATCTGGTTGCCGAACGTGCCCTGCGCGATCACCTCGATCGCTTCGGTGTACTGTTGCGCGCTGATCTTGTTCTGCTTCCAGCGTTCTGCCAGCAGGGCGATGTTTTTTTCGTATTCCTTGAGCTTCGCGGTTTCGGTCTGGGAGAGGATGCCTGAAAGGGGGTCGGCGCCGCTTTTCTCTCCGGTTTTTGCATCCTCGGCTGCTTTGGCCGCCTCCTCCATCGCCTGGCGCAGCATTTTTTCACGTTCGGCATCGGCCTTGGCAGACTCTGCCGCTTCGCGCTTGATCTTTGCGCGCTCCATCGACAGGCCGTTTTGAGCGACGACCAGTTCCTCGACCTGTTTCGCCAGTTCGTTACGCATGCGAGGCAATGCCGCAGAATCAGGGCTTTTCTTGGCATATGCCTCAAGTTTCCTGCGGTTCTCCTCGACCTCGGCACGTTTCGCAGCGAGCTCTTTTTCAGCGCGGTCGAGTTCAGCGCTGCGCGGGTCTGCTGCCGCCGCACGCTCTCCGTCCGGCTTGTTTTGCAGGCGCAGCAGTTCGCGCTGCCGGGCGATCACGCCATCTATCGCGTCGGTACCGGATTTCCTGAATGAAAACCAGGCCACCGTGGCGGCGGCAATGGATGCCACCAGCCCGACCGGGCCGCCAAGCAATGTCAGCACTGCCCCCAGTCCGCTGCCGACACGCGCCAGCGCGCCCACGGCAGCCGCGCTGGATGCCGCTTGTGCAGCACCGCTTGCGGCTGCGGCGACGCCGATCCTACGTTCTGCGGCGGCGAGGGCTGCAAGCCCGGTCAGCCTGGCCCTGACTTGAGCGCCTTCGGCCACTGTGCGCGCAGCAACCTCTGCCAGTTGTGCGCGGGCAGCGACGGCTTCGGCGATGCGGATTTGTGCCGTGCCGACCAGCTTTTTCGTCAGATAGGCCGCGAATGCGGCGGCAACACCAGCGATCACGGTTTGCAGATTGGCCGCCACCGCGTTGACCGCATTGGCGAAGACGCTGAACACCCCGACACCCTGATTCACCTTGCCGATGAAGAGCGTGAATTCGTTGGACAGGTTGGTGAACGCGCCGCCTATTGTCATCGGCATCGAGGCCGCTTCATTGCGGAGCTGCTCAAGCGCCTTGGGCAGGGCCAGCGCCAGCACCTTGCTGGTCAGTTGGCCATCTTCGGCCATTTTGCGCAGTTCGCCGCGCGGCCTGCCGATGGCGTCCGCCAGCGCCTGCATCAGGCGCGGACTGGCCTCGTTGACGGCGTTGAATTCTTCTCCGCGCAACACGCCGGAGCCGAATGCCTGCGATAGTTGCAGAATGGCGGACGCGGATTCCGCCGCCGTCGCGCCGGACACGCGCAACGACAGGGCAACGGCTTCCGTGACCTTGGCGACCTCGGCCTGCCCGACGCCGAGCCGAGACACCGAACTCGCCAGCCGGGCGTAAAGCTGCGCCGTCTCGGCAAGGCCGGTCTGAGCAACTTTCGCGATCCTTGCCACGTCCGCCTGTGCCGTGGCAAGGTCGCCGCCGTTTTTGGTAGCGAGCGCAAGCTGCGCGTTATACTTGATATATTCGTCGTTGACCCGCCCCAGCGAGGCGGCATACGGCAACACCCTTTGCGCCAGAAAAACGCCTGCCGCAAGATGCCCCATCATCCCTATTTTCTTGTTCAGCCTGTCAACGGAGGCTTCGGTGCCAGACAAACCGCGATCCACCTGGACATTGTTTGACACCTTGCTGGCGGTCGCCGTCGGAATACCTGCCGCCATGGCAGGGCTGGCGTACCTGGTCGTTTGGCTGTTCAACTGAGCGCCGGCCTTTGAGGCCGCGGCAAGCGCGTTTTTCATCCGCACGTATTCAGCCGTCGCCTTCCCGACGCTCACGCCATGCGCTGACAGTGACTTCCCGAGATTGTTGACGGTGACGCGGCTGGCCTGAAACTCGGCATTGGCCTTGGCAGCCGCGACCTTCAGGTTTTCAAGGTTCTTCAGAACCGCAGGGTTTGGCGCCCCCGCATTCATCGAGTTTTTCACCGCCAGGCTTGCGGCGGCGACATCGGACGTGGCCTTCTTAGCGGCATCGCCGAGCTTCGCCATGTCGGCGCGCGCATCGACCAGCGCGCGCGTCAGCTTGAGCTTGCTGGCGGTGATTTCGATATTCAGCTGCTTCGTCGCCATGCTCTATTCCATTCCGTCAAACCAGCGCTTCCAGCCCTTCTCGTCCGCCTGCGCCGCCCGCGCGGCAATCGCTGCGGACTGCACGCGCTCGCGCTCTATCGTCACCAGCGCGCGGGCGTAGGCGTCGACCTGCGCCAGCGTCATGTCCGCTACGCCACCGAGGCCGGCGGCGCGGAAGCGGGCGTCGAGCTCGATCCAGCCAGGGCCTCCGTCACCCGTTCCATGGCCGCGTTCATCGCCGGGGCCAGGCGTCGGGCGAAAAAATCCGCGTTCACCTCGATCACCGCCACGGCCACGGCCAGCATTTCGTCCAGCGGCAGCGCGCCGAGACGGTCTTCGCTCACCCGCGCGCCGATGGATACCGCGCGGATCAGCGCCGCCGGGTGATTGGTCAGCGCCGTCAGCGCGTCGCCGGTGGCGAGCTCGGCCATGATCGGGCGGCAGGCGTCGATCATCGGCGCCAGTTCGCGGGTGAGGATGGGGGTGATTTCGATCTTGTCGCCGCCCGCTTCGACCGCCACGGGTTGCGGAAACAGCGTATTCAGGTCGTCCGTCATCTCGTTATTCCTGTTCATGTCCATATCGGTTTTTGATTTATGCGTCCTTCACCGGCAGCACCGCCGCAATCACGCGCACGTCGTCACCGCGTGTTGCCTGGCAGCGCAGCTTGTAGCTCACGCCGGACAGGCCGGATTTCACGCGCTGGAACACGCTGGTGCCGACAATCTGCCCGAGGCCGTCGAGCATTGCCGACGCCGCCGGGTCCGCAGCACTGATAGGCGCGATGCTCAGGGATGCCAGGTCCGGCGCCGCGTCGAGTTCGGCAAAGACAAACTCGACGACGACGCTCTCGGCGGGGTCTTTCGCGGGCAACGGTCTCATCCGACAACCCTCCATTAGCGCGGCTCTGGGCGTGCCGTAAACGTGCGGGGTTCAGGGCTCGCCACGAAGCTGCGCGGCGCCTGGCGAACGACGTACCCAGGCGTTGCGGCGAACAGCGGCGGGGATGCGCTCAGCGCGCCCGTACATGCGGCCTGCGCCCACGCCGCGCCGTGCATCCAGATATCCAGCGACATCGAGCCCGAGGCGCTGGCGGCAGCGCTTGCGCCACCTGCCAGCCCCACCACGATCCCCAGCGCCGCCGACGCCTGCGCGTTGCCAGCAGCCGCCGCGTACAACGCCTTGAGCACAGCCGCATTGGCCGACGCGCCGGCGGACGCGGTGGCCGCACCGGCGAGCGCGATGTCGCCGGTTGCCGTGAGGGTGGCGCTTGCCGCCGCCTGCGCGGTGATAGATGCGGCAAGCGGCTTGCCGACGGACGCCGCAGCGCTTGCCGTCGATACGGCGGACACGGTGGCCGCAACCGGCACGCCGTGCGACACCGCCCCCGTGGCCGTGGCCACCGCCGAAACGCCCGCTGCGAGGTCGACACTCCCTGCCGCCGCAATCGTCGCAGATGCCGCAGCCTGCGCGGACACAGCCGCCGCCAGCGGTTTGCCGACCGCCAGCCCGCCCGTCGTCTTGGCCGTCGCAGCCGCCGCAGCCGCCAGCGGCACGCCGTGCGACATGCTCGCCGCCGCCGTCGCCGTCCCGCCCTGCTCGATGGCGAATTCGGCCCAACTGAAATACGTCGTGCCTAACAGGCCCGCCAGCACGATGCGCAGGTCGGCGTAATCCGTAATGCTGGCCGCCTGCGCCTCGGTCAGGCGCAGCTCGAACGTCGTCGGCGTGGCGGGCGCATCGCCGAAAAAATACCGCGACGCGATTCCCGTCGCGCCTTGCCGCAGGGCGAACGCCGCCCATCCAGCAGAGGCCCACAACCGCGCGCGCAGGACGTGTCCGGCGTGGAAGCCCGGATCGGCGAGCGCCGGCAGCGAAAGCACGGCTTCGCCCGACGAGCCGTAGATGTAATCCGCATCGTCCGGGCTCGCCTCGTCGATGAGGGCGTGCAGCGGCGAGGTGCCGTCGCTCGGCGCGTAGCTTCCGGCGGCGAGCGTCGAGGTGGGGCGCGCGTAAATGAC